TCTAAATCTAAAAGAGTTGAGTCTAAAAAACTTAAAGATTATTCTTATAAATGGGACAAATTAGTAAGCGATAGAAAAAAAGCTGATAAAAAGCTTGTAAAACAAACTGTTGGTGGTGGTGCAGCAGCAATTGCTGGAACAGTTGGCGCACATGAAGGTGCTAAAAGAAAATGGCCAAAATATAAAAAAGTTATGGAATCAGATGTCGTTATCAAAGACGGCAAAGTAGGATTAAAACCTAAAAAGAAAAAATAATGAACAGTTATTTAAAAGATAAAAGCGCACCTGGAGTTAAACTTCAATTAGGTGCTAATTCTTATGGTTATCCAAGTGGTGGATTACCTGTTAGAGTTGGCGCTAAAAAAGGTGGTTGGATTCAAGATGCTGTAAAAGGTATGAGAAAAGATAAACCTTGTACTGGTAAAAAATTTGGAAGCAAGACTTGTCCTAAAGGATCAAGAAGATATAACCTTGCAAAGACATTTAGAAAAATGGCTAGAAAGAGAGCTTCGTAATGGCTGGAATAGGACTAGCAAAAAAAGGTTTAGGATTATTAGGAAAAGCATTAAAGAAAAAACCTAAACCATCTAAAGCAAACAATTGGGAAGGTGAATCCATGTTTGATTGGGTTGATAGAAAAGATGCTGAAGAAGCTATTGCTGCTGGTGAAAAACCCCCTAAAATTAAAATAGGTAAGATAGGAAAAAATATTGTAAGAGGAGCAAAAGCATCTGTAGGTCTTGGTGCTGGTAGTTATGCTTATGGCAAATGGAAAAAACATTTAAGAGATAAAAAGAAAAGAAAAGATTAATGTTTAAAAAATTGTGGAATTTCCTATTTAGGAAAAAAGAGGAGAAACCAATCGTTTTAAAAGAAACGGTTGCACCTGTAGTGGGTCACTGTGGAGTTCATAAATACTTTGTCAAAGGTTGTCATAGTTGTTTACGAGCTGTCGGTGTTAAAATTTAAATGAATTTAGAGACAGTAATAACAAAATTAATAAAGTTTATAAGAAACAGAACTGAACAGTTATCCATAACAGTTACGTCTGGTGGTATTGACAGTATGGAAAAATATCAGTATATTATAGGACAAATTAATGCACTGGAATCAGTGCGCCAGGAACTTTCAAGCCTGCTTAACTCGAAGGAGAAAAATGAAGGAACAGTCATCGATATCAACACCAAAAATACACATACCGAATAAAGAATTAGTTGGTGTTAAAAAACCAGAACCAGTAAAACCAGTAGAAAAAGATTTAGCCAACGAAGAGGCAACAAAATTACCCCAACCAACAGGTTGGAGAATGTTAGTTTTACCTTTTAAAATGAAAGAGAAAACTAAAGGGGGAATAGTAATGACCGAAGGCACATTAGAGCGACAACAAGTTGCTTCTCAATGTGGTCTAGTATTAGCTATGGGTCCAGATTGTTATAGGGATAAGGAGAGATATCCTGATGGTCCATGGTGCAAGGTCAAAGACTGGGTAATGTTCGCGCGTTATGCGGGATCAAGAATACAGATTGAGGGTGGAGAAGTTCGTCTTCTTAATGATGACGAAGTTTTAGCAACAATCAAGAATCCAGAGGATATCTTGCATCAATACTAATACATAGGAGGAAACTATGCCGGATAAAAATCCGATTACAAAAGAAGATCCAAAGGTGGATGTTGATACTTCAGGTCCTGAAGTAGATGTATCTTTACCAGAGGAAAAAGCCGAAGAAGTTGTAAATACAACTGAAGCGCCGAAAGAAGAAACAGTAGAAACGAAACAAGAAGAAACAGTTAAAGAAATAAAAAAGGAACAGAAACAAGACGATCAAACTCTAGAAGACTACAGTAAAGGTGTTCAAGCTCGTATTTCTAAATTAACTAGAAAAATGAGAGAAGCAGAAAGAAGGGAACAAGCTGCTTTAGATTATGCCCGAGGTGTAGAAGAATCTAGAAAATCATTACAGCAAAGGTTTGAAAGAACTGATGCTCAATATGTTAAAAAATTTGAGACAAGTATTAATGCTGGTTTAGAAGCTGCACAAAAAGAATTAGCTGCAGCAATTGAATCAGGTAATGCTGAAGCTCAAGTTGAAGCTAACAAAAGAATTGCAACACTCGCATTTGAGAATGCAAAACTGACGGAAGCAAAAGAAGGTAGAGAAGTAAAACAGGCAGAGAAACCTGTACAGCTCTCTGATGGCGGTAGATTACCCCAAGAGACTCCTCAACAATTACCAACACCGGATCCTAAAGCTGAAGATTGGGCTGCTAGAAATCCTTGGTTTGGTCAAAATAGAGCTATGACATTTACAGCGTTTGAAATACATAAGGACCTTGTAAATGAAGGCTTTGACCCACAATCAGATGAATATTATTCTGAAGTTGACAAAAGAATTAGAGTTGACTTTGGCAGTAAATTTGATAATAGTGGACAAAAGCAATCGACCACGCCCGTTCAGACGGTCGCTTCAGCTAATAGAAGCGTAAAACCTGGTCGCAAAACTGTGAGACTCACTTCCTCACAGGTGCATATCGCTAAAAAATTAGGAGTGCCACTTGAAGAGTACGCAAAACAACTTAAAAACACGAAGGAGGCGTAATGGAAAAAGACAAAAAAACTTCTCGTGCGAACCAAACTCGGTCAAAATCTGAAAGGCCAAAAGAGTGGGTTCCACCATCATCTCTAGATGCACCCCCTGCACCTGATGGATTCAGGTATAGATGGATTAGAGCAGAGAGTATCGGTTTTCAGGATACTAAAAATATAACTGGACGTATTAGAGAAGGTTATGAATTAGTAAGATCTGAAGACATTGAAAACTCATCTGACTATCCTGTTGTCGAAGATGGCAAATACAAGGGAGTGGTTGGGGTTGGTGGCCTTTTGCTTGCAAAGGTACCTAACGAGATCGCGCAGCAACGTCAGGACTACATGGCGAGAAAACATGAAGACCGAAACGAAGCTATAACGAACGATTTAATGAAGGAGCAAGATAAGAGAATGCCTATTGACGCTCAAAGGCAATCTCGTGTAAGCTTCGGTGGTACAAAGAAATCCTAATTTAGGAATTCTCGGGATAACAACCAATTCCCTATCACTGAATTAAATTAACAAACTATGGAAATAGGAGAAAACTATGGCAAATAGAAACACACAAGGTTTCGGTTTTTTACCTGCAGATTCTTTAACTGGTCAAGCGATCAAGAATCAGCATAAATATAAAATCGATGCCGCCCATGGAACGTCTATCTATCAAGGTGGTTTAGTTATTTCTGAAGCAGGTGCTACTGGATATATTGATTCAGCAGGAACTGCAACAACGAGTGAGTTGTTAGGAGTATTAAATGGTATTTTTTACAATGCTACTACTACTCTTAAACCAACTTGGGCGAATGCATACATTCAACCAATCACTCCAGCAAACTCAGAAGATATAACTGCCTTTGTAATGGACAATCCTTTCCAGAGACTTGTCGCAGCAGCAGCTACGTCGTGGACTCAAGCTAACGTACTAGCTACTTTTGGTGTTACTTCTACGGGAGATGACACTAGTGGTAGATCAACTGGTTCAGTTACTATTTTATCCACTTCAGCAGATGCTAACTGCGTAAGATTATATGGTTCAGCAGACGATTCAGAAAATGCCGATAACACGGCAAATTTCTCATCTGTTGTTGTATCTATGAATCTTAACAGGTTAGTACCATAATAGGAGTATATAGACATGGCAATATCACGAAGTCAACTAGTTAAAGAACTAGAACCAGGTCTGAATGCACTATTCGGTCTGGAATATAAAAGATATGAAAATCAGCATGCTGAGATTTATGTCGAGGAATCAAGTGACAGAGCTTTCGAAGAGGAAGTAATGTTATCTGGTTTCGCAAACGCACAAGTAAAAGGTGAAGGTGCTGGAGTCGCATTTGATTCTGCGCAAGAAACTTTTACAGCTCGTTACACTATGGAGACTGTAGCTTTAGCATTTGCAATCACAGAAGAAGCTATCGAAGACAATCTTTACGATAGACTAGCTTCTAGATATACAAAAGCTTTAGCAAGATCTATGAGTAATGCTAAACAAGTGAAAGCAGTAGAACCTCTAATTAATGGGTTGCCTCAAACGGCTACTTATAATTCAGGTGATGGTGTTGCACTTTTTAGTACAGCTCACCCAACGATAGCAGGTACTTTTCAAAATACCTTGACTACACAGGCGGATCTTAACGAAACTTCATTAGAACAAGCCCTAATAGATATCGCAGGGATGACTGATGAAAGAGGTCTTAGAGTTGCAGCGAGAGCAGTTAAAATGATCGTTCCTTCAGAGAACCAGTTTAACGCTGACAGACTTATGAAGTCTCAAGGTAGAACTGGAACAGCTGACAACGATATCAATGCAATCGTATCAATGGGAATGGTTCCTCAAGGTTATAGAGTGAACAATTACCTAACTGATAGTGATTCTTGGTATTTGATGACAGATGTACCTAATGGAATGAAGTATTTTAACAGAGCTCCATTAACAACTGCAATGGAAGGTGATTTCGATACTGGCAACGTTAGATACAAAGCTAGAGAAAGATACGTTTTTGGCGTATCAGACCCTAGAGGTATCTTCGGCGTTCAAGGTGCGTAATTAACTTTATTTATGTGGCGGCCTTAAAACCGCCACATTTAATTAATAAATGGTGAGAAAATGAAAAAATTCCTAGTAAAAATATACGCTTATAAATATCACGCTACATTTGAAGTATTAGCGGAGGATAGTGTTGAATCTATTGAAAATTCAATAGTTGACAAACTAGGAGATAAGAGTATAAAGTGGGAGTATCTTGGAGAAATGAATGATCCCAAGATAAATAGAATAACCTATGAGGAGGTTATAGATGGTACAAGACCTGTACAAACAAAAGAGGTCCTTGGAGTTGAGGTGGCAACTGGAGTATGAGCAAGAAGGTAAATATACTCTGGATATGGTCAGAATTGATAGCGCAATTAGAGACGTTATTAATCAGATTAAACTCGAAGAATCTAAGATTGCTAATAGACAAAATGCAATCGAAAATGCTGCTGCCCAAGTATCTGTGGCTACTTAAATAAAACGCCACATCGTTGAAATTCATATTTCTTACACACCCTCTTGCGCTCTACTTAAAACTACTATATAAATACCCCACTAAGATTAATTAAACATAAATTGGTTATTCTTTTCTTAGTAAGAATAACTGGCGCGAGGAGGCGCTGATTATATGACAACACACTTTTCAAGCGGTGTAACAAACGTTAGAGGTAAACAGGGAGCTACATCTTTATTTAGTGGTATCAAACAACCTTTAATCACTGGTGGATCTACTCCACAAGAATGGGCATTCCAAGATGACTTTGTCCAATTCTCACAAACAACTTTATCACCATGGACTATAACAGATCCAGGTGGAAGTTCATACAT